CTGGTCTTGCTTTAAGTGGTTCAATAACATCTATAGACGGTTCTGCTCCAACTGCTGGTCAGTTGATGATTGGAAACGGTACTAACGGAGATATGGAACTTGCAACTTTAACTGCAGGTGAAGGTCTTGACGTAACTAATGCTGACGGTGCAATCACATTGTCTGCAGAAGACGCTACAACATCTAATAAAGGTATCGCAAGTTTTGCTTCTGCAATATTTGACGTATCTTCAGGTGCTGTATCTATTAAAGATGCTACTACTTCAGTAAAAGGTATTGCAAGTTTTGCTTCAGATAACTTTACAGTTACTTCAGGTGCTGTAGCAGTTACTGCTATTGACGGTGGAACATTTTAATTAATAGTCCGATTAACCAATTCAATAGGAGAGTAAAATGGCAACAGTAATCCAATTTAAAAGAAGTTCTACTCAAAATCAAGTTCCTGCGACTAGTGATTTATCACTAGGGGAGCTTGCTGTAAATACTTACCACGGTAGGTTTTACACTGAAAAGAATGATGGGTCTGCTGCTGTAGTAGAAGTCGGGTCAAACCCTTCTACACTAACCATAAATGATGCAGTTACATTTCCAACTAGTGATGGTACAAGTGGACAATTATTATCCACAGACGGAAGTGGAACCATAGGTTTCACTGATGCACCTTCAACTGGTGTTACTACATTTACTTATAGTGTTACAGGTAATACTACTGCTTTTTCAGGTAGTGACGATAATGGAGCATCCTTATCGTACACACTTGGATTAGAACAGGTATACCTAAATGGTGTTAAACTTGTTGTCGGAGACGACTATGCAAGAACAAACACTTCTACAATAACACTACAGGCAACTGCAGTTTCAGGAGATGTACTAGAGATAGTCGCTCAGACTTCAATATCAAATTTAGTTCAGGGGTTCTTTACAACTTCTGCACTAACTGCTACTACAGCAGACCAAGTATTGAGTTCTAATGCTGTCGGCAATAAAGCTGTGAAATATGTCATAATGGCATCTCACGCTACTGCTGGTACACATGCGGCTGAAGTATTATTAATTAACGATGGCACTAATGCATACTTTGTACAGTATGGTGATGCATTCTCAAGTTCTTCATTATTTGCTTTATCTTCGGATATAGATAGTGGAAATATGAGATTGTTAGTAACACCTTCTAATACAAATACAACATTAAAGACATTCCAAATCAGATTACAATAGGAGTAAAACATGGCAAAAACAAATGCATTTAAAATTGCTGAGTTAATTCGTGGAATCCAATTTGATGTAGCAAATGATGAAATCACTACTACAAAGAAAATTCAATCTGCTGACAGAGTGTCCAATGATACAACAACAACTGCAACTACAGAAGTTGCACTCGATACATTTGCTCACGCAACGTATAGGGCTGCAAGATACATAGTTGCAATGTCTAGTGGAAGTGATTTCCACTCTACTGAAGTTGTTGTGGTTCATGATGGTTCTGCAGTTACGTTAACTCAATATGGTACTTTAAAATCTAGTAACCTGGCTTCATTTGATGCTGATATTTCAGGGGATAACCTAAGATTATTAGTTACACCCGAAAGTACATCATCTACAGTTATTAAGTTCGATAGGACTACAGTAGACGCTTAGAACGGATTTTAAAAAAATCTTTAAGGGGGACATTAAGTCCCCCTTTCTTTTTGTATAAATAGTATTATGGCAACTAAAACTAAGTTCTTTACAGATTTAGGGTTTCAATCCTTAGACAACAGTACCGTAGATGGTGACTTAACAGTCACTGGTAACTTTACGGTTCAAGGAAGTAGTTTAACAATCGACTCAACAACAGTTTCAGTTACTGATTCTATGTTTGAACTTGCAAGTGGAAACACTACAAGTGATTTATTAGATATAGGTGTATATGGAAACTATGATGATGGATTATCAGACGGGTCAAGTGAATATACAGGTCTTTTCAGAGATGCAAGTGATTCAACTTGGAAACTTTTTGATGGATTAGAAGTCGAGCCAGGAAATACAGTAAACATTAGTGGAACAGGTTATGCATATGCAGACTTTAAAGCTGGTGATATAGAAGCAACAGGTCAGTTAACTGCAGTAGGCCCACTCTCTTTAAGTAATTTGAGAATGGACGCAGACCAAAATTTAACAACAACTGCAACTACGGAAGTTAATTTAGATACATTTCCACTATTAAGTTATAGAAGTGCAAAGTATCATATACAAGCATCACAAGGAACTAACTACCATGCAACAGAAGTTATGGTAATACACAATTCTACTAATGCTTTCTTCTCTCAATTTGGGGATATCTATACAAACAATTCACTTTTTAGTTTGTCGGTTGACACAAATTCAGGAAATGTTAGACTAAGAGTAACTCCTGCTTCAGCATCCTCTACTGCATTCAAAATAAGTAGAAATTTATTAAAAGTTTAGTAAAAAAACGTACTTTATGAAGAACACTATCTTCTAAATAGTATGTAGATAAAGTAATTTTTCAAATAGGACACACGAAAAAATGGCAACACAAAACAAATTTGTAGTAGAATACGGAGTCAGTGTTGGAACCACCGAAGTAATCAATTCATCAGGTAAGATAGTTGCAGCTGCAATATCAGATTTAACTACTGATAATCTTGCAGAAGGTTCCGCTAAGTACTACGCAAACTCATTAGTAGATACGCATCTTTCAGATGCATCTACATCTAAAACTCTGGCAAATGTTCAGATTGATGGAGGGACATTATAATGGCTGGAGAAAAGAATTTTAATATTAAAAATGGTCTATCCGTTGGTGGTGTAGAGGTTATAGACTCTAGTGGTTCTATTACTGGTGCTGCTATTGGTAGTGAGACTATTGACGATAGAGTTGCTTCGTTACTAACTGCTGGTGCTGGTATTGGATTATCATATGATGATTCTGCTAACACATTAACAATCACAGGTAATGTTGGAGATATCACTGGTGTTAACGCAGGTGCTGGTTTAACTGGTACTGCAACTTCAGGTGATGCAACATTAAACATTGGTGCTGGTACAGGTATTACTGTAAACGCAGATGACATTGCAATCGACCTTAAAGACGAAGACGATATGTCTTCGAACAGTGCATCTCACGCTGCATCACAACAATCAATTAAAGCTTATGTTGATGCAAGTATTCTAACAAAAGACAATACAGATGAAATAACAGAAGGTTCAAGTAACCTTTACTTTACAGATGCAAGAGCAGATGCTAGAATTACAAATGCATTAGTTGATGAAGATAATATGGCATCAAATAGTGCTACTAAACTTCCAAGTCAACAGTCAGTAAAAGCATACGTTGACTCACAAGTTGCAGGTAAAGACAATACAGACGAAATTACAGAAGGTTCCAATCTTTACTTTACAGATGCAAGAGCAAGAGCTGCTCTATCTGCAAGTGGTGATATATCATACAATAGTTCAACTGGTGTAATATCATTTACTAATGATGCAGGTGATATAGAATCTGTAGTTGCTGGAACAGGTTTAACTGGTGGTGGAACTTCAGGTGCTGTTACTGTAAACTTAGACCTTAAAGATGAAGATGATATGACATCAAACAGTGCATCTCACGCTGCTTCACAACAATCCGTAAAGGCATATGTAGACTCACAAGTTGCAGGTAAAGACAATACAGACGAAATCACTGAAGGTTCAACTAACCTTTATCACACATCTGCAAGAGTAGATGCAAGAATTACTAATGCATTAATAGACGAAGACAACATGGTCTCTGATAGTGCTACAAAACTTCCATCACAGCAATCCGTAAAGGCATATGTTGATGCTCAAGTTGCTACTAAAGACAATTCAGACGAAATTACAGAAGGTTCGAATAACCTTTATCATACTGCTGCAAGGGCAAGAAGTGCGATTAGTGTTAGTGGTGATTTATCATATAACTCTACTAGTGGTGTAATATCATTCACAAATGATGCTGGTGATATAGAATCCGTAGTTGCTGGTACTGGTTTAACTGGTGGTGGAACTTCAGGTGATGTAACTTTAAACGTAAATGTTGATGACAGTTCATTAGAAATAGATACAGATACAGTTCAGGTTAAGGCATCAGGTATTACTAATGCTATGTTGGCAGGTTCAATCAATCAAAGTAAACTTGCAGGTTCAATCGCAAATAATAAACTTGCGAACTCAACAATAACAGTTAACGGAAGTTCAACTGCATTAGGTTCTTCAGTAACACTAGACACTGGTGATATTTCAGAAAATGGTAACTTATATCATACTTCAGAAAGAGTTGATGACAGAGTAAATGCATTATTGGTTGGTGGTACTAACATAACAACATCATATGATGACACTGCTGGAACACTTACAATTAATACTTCAGGAAAAACTGAAGAAGAAATCGAAGATATCGTAAATGGTTTAGTAGTTGGTGGAACAAACATCACTTCTACATATGACGATACTGCTGGAACACTTACACTTGCTGGTTTATCAGATGGAAGTATTAGAGGTTTATTATCTGCTGGTGGAGATTTATCATACAACAGTGGAACTGGTGCTTTCTCATTCACAGAAAGAACAGATGCAGAAGTAAGAGGACTAATATCGGTAACAGATAACGCTGGAGATGGTTCGCTATCATACAACTCTTCAACTGGTGCAATCACATATTCAGGTATCAGTGATTCACAAGTAAGAGGTAAACTATCAGTAACAGATTCAGGTGGAGATGGTTCACTTGCATATAACAGTGGTACTGGTGTGATAACATATACAGGCCCAAGTGCTGCTGAGACTCGTGCTCATTTAAGTGCAGGTACTGGTGTTGGATTCAGTGGTGGTGCAATTAGTATTGGACAGGCAGTTTCAACAACTAGTGATGTTCAATTCGCAGACCTTACACTTTCAGGTGATTTGACTGTTAACGGAACTACAACAACTGTTAACACTGCAACGCTTAATGTATCTGATAATATCATTACACTTAACAATGATGTTACTGGAACACCTTCACAGGATTCAGGTATTGAAGTTGAAAGAGGAACTTCTGCTAATGTTTCATTGACATGGGACGAGTCAGAAGACGAATGGACATTTGGTTCACATAATGTTAAGGCATCTTCTTTTGAAGGTTCATTAACAGGAAACGCTTCTACTGCATCTAGTGCTGCTAAGTTAACTACTGCAAGAACAATTGCATTGGGTGGAGACTTATCAGGTTCTGCATCATTTGATGGAACTGGTAATATTACAATTTCAGCTGCAGTTGCAGACGATTCGCATAATCACACAATTGCAAATGTTGACGGACTACAGACTGCCTTAAACACTAAATATGAGAGTGGTTCTAATGCAACACTAGGAACAATAACAACTAGTAACACTTCGAACTCGGGTGGATATGTGAGAAACATATATCAATCAACTTCATCTCCTACAGGTAGTGATGGTGCAGTTGGTGATTTATGGGTTTTATACTCTTAGTAAGAGTATTTAATTTTTAACTTTATAAGGTAATATAGAATATGGCAACAGGGTCACAAAAGGTAAAAACACCTTCGGGTTGGAGTTCAACTCAAGGTGGATGGGTTAAAACAGGTTCTACAACGTGGAAGGCTGTAGACCAAATATATGTAAAAACACCTACAGGGTGGAATAATGCATCAGGTCAACAAAATACTCAACAACCGTATCCGTATATTGCAAATAGTCAAACTCCTTATATCGCTAACGCTCAACAACCGTATCCTTATATTGCTAATAGTCAGACTCCATATATTGCAAATGCACAACAACCATATCCGTACATAGCAAACAGTCAGAGTCCTTACATTGCAAATGCTCAGCAACCATATCCGTACATTGCAAATAGTCAGACACCTTACATTGCAAATGCTAGACAACCTAGTACATACAGAAATCCTAGTAACGCTCAGACACCTTATATTGCGAATGCAAGACAACCTAGTACATACAGAAATCCAGTAAATGCACAAACACCATATATTGCAGCTGCACAACAACCTTATCCGTATATTGCTAATAGTCAGAGTCCTTACATTGCGAATGCACAACAACCGTATCCATATATTGCGAATAGTCAATCGCCTTATATTGCATCTGCACAACAACCTTATCCGTATATTGCAAACAGTCAAACGCCTTATATCGCTAACGCTCAGCAACCATATCCTTATATTGCTAACAGTCAGACCCCATATATTGCGAACGCTAGACAACCTGCTGGATATAGAAACCCTGTAAACGGTCAACAACCATATATTGCTAACGCTAGACAACCTGCAGGATACAGAAACCCAGTATCTGCACAACAACCGTATATTGCGAATGCTAGAACTCCAAGAGGTTATAGAAACCCAGTATCTGCACAACAACCAGTTATTGCGAATGGTCAAACACCGTTTACTTACAATGCTAGGTATCCTGCTGCCGCTCAGAGTCCTAGTAACGCACAATCACCGTTTACTTACAATGCTAGGTATCCTGCGAATGCTCAATCACCTAGTAACGCACAATCACCGTTTACTTACAATGCTAGGTATCCTGCGAATGCTCAATCACCTAGTAATGCTAGACAACCTTTTACTTACAGTGCTAGATATCCTGCGAATGCAAGATATCCTGCAAATGGACAGACACCATTTACATATTCATTTAGAACGCCAGGTACATATCCGTATCCCGACCCATTAGTTGCTGGGCCATTCACGTCAACTTCAGCTACTATTTACCCTGGCTATGGGTATAGTTCATTGAAAAATGGTTTTGACTTTGGTCAATCTCCGTTTGCTCCTACAGGAAATAATCCGTTGGGAACTAACGGTAACTGGCCTCAAAACCCAACTATACCATGGTCAGAGAATACAGGGAAACAATTTACAATATTTACACCAGGCACTAGTCCAAATGGTACAGTAACCCTTGGTCAGTTCTATATAAGTGGTGCATATGTTAGTTTACCTGCTTCACCGGCAACAAAATTTAGAGTAATAACCCCTGCTGGTCAGAATGATTATCCTTTTGCAGGGTTTACATTCTACCCTTACAACGACACTTACTGTTACAAAACAGTAAACATTAATGGTGCTGCTTTTTATGTCGCACCTAGTGGTTCACCAAACAGTTTAGCAATTTTATAATGAGGAGAAAATAACATGGCAACAACAACATTTTTAAAAAACGGAATAAAACATAGAAAGAGTAATCCTCTAAAAGAGGTAACTATTGATGGTGTAGACTATCAAGTAGATGTTAATGTAAATGAAAGTGAATTTACGGTAGGAACTACTGTAGATGATGAGGCTTGTAATAACTTTTTACAGATTGTGGAAAACAATATAATCACCGAGATTATCTCAATGTCTTACGTTCTTCCATATCCTGATGATATTGATGTACCTGATAATATGAGAACTCTTACAGGACATTACGGTTCTCTTTTAATAGAAGTAGTATAGGAAAAATATAAATGGCAATAGGAAATTATCAAGTACCTAATATAGGAAACGCTAGGCAACCATTTACATATAGGGTGCCGTTTACCTATCGTGTGCCATATATCGCTAATGGAAGGTCTCCTTTTACATACAGAAACCCATTTACATACAGGGTTCCATATATTGCGAATGCTAGACAACCATTTACATACAGAAACCCATTTACCTATCGTGTACCATATATTGCGAATGCTAGACAACCATTTACATATAGAAATCCATTTACATACAGGGTTCCATATATTGCTAATGCTAGACAACCATTCACTTATCAGAGAAGGTCTCCATTTACATACAGAAACCCAGTAGGTTATCAGTTACCGTTCACTTATCAGAACAGGTCACCATTTACATACAGAAACCCTGTAAGTTACAGAGTACCATTTACATATAGTAACAGGTCACCATTTACATACAGAAACCCTGTAAGTTACAGAGTACCATTTACATATAGTAACAGACAGCCTGGTACATATCAAAGAACTGGTAGAACACCATTTACATATCAGAACAGACAGCCTGGAACATATGCAAGACAGGGTCAAACACCGTTTACATATCAGAACAGACAACCTAACACCTATGCAAGACAAGGACAGACTCCATTCACTTATCAGAATAGACAACCTAACACCTATGCAAGACAAGGTAGAACACCGTTCACATACCAAAATAGACAACCTAGTACCTATCAGAATCCAGTTAATGCACAAACTCCATTCACTTATCAGAATAGACAACCTAGTATCTATCAGAATCCAGTTAATGCACAAACACCGTTTACATACCAAAATAGACAACCTGGCACATATGCTAGACAAGGTCAGACTCCATTCACTTATCAGAATAGACAACCTGGCACATATGCTAGACAGGGTCAAACACCGTTTACATACCAAAATAGACAACCTGGCACATATGCTAGACAGGGTCAAACACCGTTTACATACCAAAATAGACAACCTGGCACATATGCTAGACAAGGTAGAACACCTGTTATTAGATGGGATGGTAATTTATCACAAACGTGGCCTGGAACACCTATATCTTCTTAAACACTAAATAAGTGTAAGAGGATATATTATGGATAAACTAAAAACCCTAGAGCAAACAAAAGAATTCCTAGAGATACCCGAGTCATTTACAGAACTAACTCATAGAACAAGAAGAGAGTTAGACCAATGGCATTTGGGTTCACTAGATGACTTATCTAATATAGATGAGGAGTCGGAATTCTTTAAAATTCTTGAATACATGTTTGAGAATATGCCACCACTCAAAAAATGCAAATGGTCAGACTTAGACCCACTAAGAAAAAGTGGTGAACTACTTGGATGGCAAGGTCTTAGATTTCAGGCAAATTCATACCATAAATTCTTCCCAAAAGTTTATACATCAGGTTCTATAAATGAACATGGAGCGCCTTCTACAAAATTTGCAGTATCAGAACCAAGTGGTGATACAATAGTAGAGATAAAAGATTACGTTGGTGATGAGTTAGAAACAGGTGATTTTGAAGCTGAAGATTTTCCAGTTTCATTAAATTCTATGTATTATCATAGTGCAAAAGCACATTGGTTAACTCAAAGTATTATGGAAGAAGGACTCTGGGCACCCATACAGGGTGTAACTCAATCTACGGGTGATAAAGTTCAATTAATGATACATCCTGGCTCTGTTCGTTCAGGTTGTTTTGAAGAGATGGAAGACCCAACTAATGAATTATTATTGTGGGACTCTCATGATATTATACCAGTAGAACCTATAACAGTCAAGGAATGTTTAGAGTATTGGCAAGACAAAGTATGTAATGGAGTTAGAAAACCAAAGTATAAAGGTCTCTCTGCAATATGGACAATGGGTACTATAGAATTTCAGGCAGACTTTAGTAATGTAGATTTTAGAAAATATGTTTGGGAACATAGTGAGAAAGTTACTAAACTTTCTAAAGGTAAACCCTTGAATGTTTACATAGGATATGATAGTAGGCACAACGACCTACAAGATATATGTAAAGAATCTTTATTACATTCTATTCAAAAGTCTATCGGTGGTGGTAGATTTGTAAACTATAATAAGTTTACACCCGAAATTAAATTTCTTGACAAGTCTAAAATTTCCGAGTATACTAGAGAATATGCAAATCAATCTACTGAATTCACATATAGTAGATTCTTAATCCCATACTTAGAAAACTATGAAGGATTTAGTTTATTTATAGATGATGATTTTATTTTCAACAAGTCTATACTACCAATGTTTTACTATCTAAATCCTGATGATGCAGTTGCATGTATTAAATATCCACAAATAAAACATGATGAAACTAAATTTGATGGAGAAGTGAATATAGACTATCCATGTAAGTTGTGGTCTTCAATGATGTTTTTTAATAATGGACATGAAGATTGTAAGAAACTAACACCCGAAGTTGTCAACACTTGGACTGGAAAACAGTTACATCAGTTTGAGTGGACAGATAAGATAAGTCCAATACCCGAAAAATACATATTTGTTGAGGGATATGACGACCCTAAAGTTAAATGGGATTACACTGGTATTCACTACACTAGAGGAGGCCCGTGGATAGATGACATGGATTCTAGTCACATAAATAACTTAGAAGATTATAGAAAGTGGAAAAAATAAAAATGAAAACCGCTTGTAAAATACATAAAATTGAGGTATAATAACAGTATGAACGCACTAATTTACACAGAAGACCAAAAACTAATAGTAAGAAAACCAAATGGTTTACAATATGAATTTGATAATACAGACCAACCCGAACTAGGATTCGATTTTGATGTTCTTGTATATGATGATATAGAAGTTGTAATTGAAAAATGGGATGACAATCTCTGTTTTGATGACCAAATTAAAAGAGATATAACTAGTGCTGAAAAAGATATTATAGAAAACTACATAGATAACTCTGAACCACCAGCTGGAACCACATTAAACAATCAGTATGTACAAGACTTGATTGGTGAAGTTAAAAATAACATTTCAGAGTTTACTGATAACTATGGATTTGATGATTTATCAGAAGCAACATTTGCTGGTAGAGAGGGTTCTAACCATCCATATAGGTCAAATGCAAGAAGAATTTTAGAATTTGCAGATTCACAATATGTAATATATGACCAACTTGTAAATGAAATTTTCGCTACTAGAGAAGACTATCTTAAACCATTACAAGAGTATGTTGTACAACTACCAAAAGCTTCTTTATTACCCGACCACGAAAGATAAGTCATGTATGACGATATAAAGGTTGTCTATATAGATGAACCCTTTAAAATAGAAGACTTACCACTTAAAGATGTTTATGTTTTAGATAACTATCTTGCAACTGAACTTCATCACCATTTTGATGACTATATAGTTGGACATAATCTTTGGTCTAAAACAAATCAAGTTTCTAGTGGAAGTCCAACAGGATTACCACATCATAGTTTTTGGGGTGCAACATTCTATAGAAATGATATGGAGTTGGAAAAGGATATGGATAAACTTCATACATTTTTTCCATACTATATGAATAGAAGATTGCAAACAGAATTTGGATTCAAGTGGCAACGATTTCAGTACATGGGTTTAAACTCACAAACACAAGGATTGCAGGGAACTACCCATGCAGATTGTCAAGAAGAAGATGATTGGAACCTTTCATTCCTATACTACACCAATAAGTTTTGGAACAAAAATTGGGGTGGTAAGTTACGACTATATAATAAGATGCAACAAGGTTTAGATGGAAGACAAGAACATATTGACAACCATCAGATTGCAGAAATAGAATTTAAACCAAATAGATTAATAATGTTTGATGGTAGAATACCTCATGGTGCAGATGCACCTACTCCATCAGCAAGATACATAGACAGAAGGTCACTAGTCTTGAGAGGGGACGAAGTAAGATTAGTAGACCAATCAGAGTTTTTTGATGCCAACGATAGAATTTCACACATATAATAAAGAAACACTCAAAGACTTTAAACCAGTCCTTGCAAGTTCTATATCACCTGATTGGTGGAAGAAAGCAAAAGCAGGTGAGTTAGTAAATGGTACGGTTCAACAGACCATTCGTGCCTGTCCAGCCATGGATGATTGGTTAAAGAGTGGTTGGATACTATTGGCAAATAGAGATATACATGTTATAAACGGAATTGGTGGAGACGATAGAGGTAGTGATACTCTCGCAACCTTTGACCCACATGGGGGTGGTTACAATTCTAATAGTCATCCAACAACACAAACACTAGATGCATTTGAATACTTAGGTGGTGGTAAACCAATTAAGGATGCATTTAAAATGAGAAACCCTTGGAATATCAAAACACCACCTGGCTATTCTTGTTTTTACCTAGACCCATTCCTATTTCAGAATAATCATTTTGCAACATGGCAAGGTATCATAGATACAGACGACTTTAATGTGGGTATGGACAATGCACAAATAATTTTTTATCCTAAAGTAGATTACTCATTTGTAATACCAAAAGGGACTCCTCTTTGTCAGATAATACCATATAAAAGAGAGAAGTGGGTTGGTTCCTATCAAGTCAATACACATAAATCTTGGATTGATAATCGTGGAACAGGAACATCAGAGTTCGATAGAACAGTTTCTACAAATAAATCTATGCAAGAGTGGAGTCAGTTAGTAGAATTTGACGAAGACAGTGTAAAAGAGTTTGGTGCATACCGTAGACAGGGTTATTGGAAACCAAAAGGCAAACTTTATAAAGAAGAGAATCCACCACCCGAGTGTCCTTTTCACAACAAAGAAGTTTCAGAAGAAACACAATTGGAGTTTGATTTCGATGGCAGTTAGATTACTTTTCCCAACATATATCTTTGAGAGAGATTTACTAGACCCTAGTTTAGATTCAAATAGAGGTGTAGACCAAAATTACTTAGACCTTCTTACTGATACTATGGATGGTATGAGAAGAAAAGACCCCGAAGGTAGAAGACTTTCTAATGCATACACTGGTTGGCAATCACATGATGGTTGTGAATCTAATCCTGCATTCCAAAAACTAATGAATAGAATACAAACTATGTTTTATGATGAGATATGGCCTTTCCATGGATTAGACCGTAACAAAGCAAATATGCATATAGGAAATTCTTGGGCAAATATTAACGACCATCTTGCATGGAACAAACCACACTTGCATAATGGTTGTTGGTATAGTGGTGTGTTTTATATAAAAGCAGATGGAGATGAAGGTCATATTGAAATGATTGATACACATCCTAAAGTTGTCGCAGATTTTCCAAACTCACCTAGAACTGCAACGAGTAAAGGATTTGAACCCAAAGGTGGTAAACTCATACTTTTTCCAAGTGGTCTTATGCATATGGTAGAACCAAATGTAACTGATAAAGAAAGATATTCAATATCATTTAATATAGAAATGAGATATCCTGCTGAAGGTGGTCATAGTGGTGACATACCAAACTACAATGATGATGAATTTGTTTATAATGTTCATCCCAATGGAGACCTTTCAACCGACTAGCTATTCTAAATAGTAGTATGGAAATAGTAATAGACACTCACCTTCTTTGGAACCTTATGATAACATTCGTGTTAGCACCTTTAGGATTCCTAATAAGAAACCTTTTATCCGAACAGAAGAGAATAGATATACTTGTCAATAAGACAAGAGAAGAGTTAGCAAAAGAATATGTTACTCGTGAAGAAGTGGAAATTGTGTCTGAAAGACTAATCGCTACTATGAACAGGATAGACGAGAAGATAGACCGTCTACAATCTAAGACTTACTTCCAAGAATAGGTTCTAAATTCATATAAATAGTAGTAGACACAAATTTACTACAGGAATACTATGGCAGAACCAACATCAAAAAGTACCTTAAAAGACTATATAAAGAGGAAACTTGGAGCTCCAGTATTAGAGATTAATGTTGATGATGACCAGTTAGATGACAGAATTGATGAGGCATTACAATACTTTCATGAATATCATTACAATGGTTCCATTAAGACGTATTTAAAACACCAAATCACACAAGAAGAAATTGATTCATTTAAAACAGATGACACTCTTACTGGTTCTACAAGTGGAACACAGGCAATCTCAAATCAATCTTACAAAGAGAGTAAAAGTTATGTAACACTACCCGAACATGTGTTAAGTGTACTAAGAATATTTCCATTTAATTCAGGACAAACATCTAGTATGTTTGACATACAGTATCAGTTGAGACTAAATGACCTTTGGGATTTAACATCAACAAGTGTACTATACTACTCACAAGTTCAACAACATATAAAATTAATAAACGATATGTTAGTCGGACAGATACCAATACGATACAACTCTCATCAAAATAGATTGTATATTGATTATACTACTGCAAAGTTAACTGCTGGAGAGTACATAATAATAGAATGTTATAGGAAAATAGACCCTGTAGACTTTACAGACATATATAACGATATGTTCCTTAAGAAGTATGCAACTGCACTTGTTAAGTATCAGTGGGGTGAGAATCTATCTAAGTTCCAAGGTATCGCACTTCCAGGCGGGGTTACACTTGATGCACAACAAATTAAAACAGAAGCACAAGAAGAGATTACAAGATTAGAAGAAGAGTCAAGACTGAATTTTGAAATGCCAGTCATGGACTTAATGGGATAAATTATGCCAACAAATGTATTTTTTAACCATGCAGTATCAACTGAACAACACCTTTATGAGGATTTAGTTGTTGAGTCGTTAAGAATGTATGGACACGAAACATTCTATCTACCAAGAGAAATTGTAGAGGAAGATTCTATCCTTGGTGAAGATGTGCAATCAACATTCGGTGATGCATATTCTGTAGAGATGTATATAGAAAATACTGATGGCTTTGAAGGAGAGGGTGACCTCTTTAGTAAGTTCGGTGTACAAGTAAGGGATACTGCAACCTTTGTCATATCTTTACGAACATGGGAAAGATTCATATCATTAGACTCTAACCTTGCAACATCTCTAAGACCTAACGAAGGTGATTTAATACACTTCCCTCTTAGTGGTTCAATGTTCGAAATAAAATTCGTAGAACATGAGAATCCATTCTATCAAGTAGGTAAATTATTTGTATTTAAATTGCAATGTGAACTCTTTGAATACAGTGGAGAAGATTTTGATACTGGAACAAACGCAGACTTAGTAGAACTAGACCAAGCATATCAAGTTAAATTAACCATGTTTAATAGTGGTAGTGGTAATTATACTGTTAATGAGAATGTCACTAAAGATGGAGTTGTTGTTGGAGAAGTGGTTTCATGGTCTCCACAAAATCATTTATTATCCGTAAAAGATAATACAATAACACTTGCAGATAATGATGTTTTAATTGGTGCAAGTTCAGCTGCAGAATACACTATTCAATCTATAGAAGATGTATTGACATTTAGTAATGATGGTTCTGCACAAAATACAGACTTTGAAACAAAAGCAGACGAATACTTAGACTTCTCTGAAACAAATCCATTCGGTGAGGTCACATAATGTTTGGGACATTCTTTTATAATGAGACAACAAAACGAGCAGTATCTATATTTGGAACTCTTTTTAATAATTTAACAGTAAAGAAGATAAAGGAAGATGGTACTGTAATAACAGAACAGAAAGTCCCAATCTCATATGGCCCTAAACAGAAATTCCTACAAAGACTTGCAGAAGAACCAAATCTAAATGACAATAACAGAACTGCAATTAGTTTACCTCGTATAGCATTTGAACTTAGTGGTTATGAGTATGACCCAGCAAGACAACAGAACAAACTTATAAGACATCAGAAAATGACGCTAGAGAGCGCTGACACGTCTAACAGAGCATATCAATACCAACCTGCACCTTACAACCTATCGTTCACTTTAAGTATTCTAGCGAAGAATATGAGTGACGCTTTACAGATAGTGGAACAGATAATACCTTATTTCCAACCCGAATATACAGTCACAATGAAGATGATTGATTCTATGACCGACTATAGAGATGTACCAATTGTATTGAATAGTGTTGAACTTGCAGATACATATGAAGGGGACTTTACTGAAAGACGAGTAATAGAATACAATCTAAGTTTTACAATGCAATTAAACTACTTTGGCCCTGTTTATACTGGTAAAGTCATTAAGAATGTTATTGAAAGAGATTATATTAATACAACAAGTGGGTTATTTACAACAAGTCAAATAGATGATTCAGGTCTAATAAAAGAAGTTAAACATTACGAACCTGCATTCGCAGAAGTGACATCCACTGCAGTATCTGATTCCACAACAATACCATTTTCAACTGCAATAAATAATAGTATAAGTGTGGGTGATGAAGTATTTGGAACAAACTTAACAACCAATCCAACTATTTCAAGTATTGCAGAAGACAAACTATCAATAGTAGTGTCCAATGCAGTTACTATTAGTAGTAATACTTCACTCAAGTTTGTTGGTTCAGTAGACCCAGGCGACACCTTTGTTGTTGCAGAAACTGTAACATTTTATGATGATGGCGCTCCTTCTACATTTACAGAGGATAAAGTGACTGATGCAAGTTAATTATGGCAAAAGATATAGATTCAAAATTAAATGATGTACTTGATATTTCTTCAGAAATAAAGAAAGAAACAACTCAAGTAATCAAATCCCCACCTAAGGCTGATAATGTCCAAACGGACTATAAGTACACTAGAGAAAATCTTTATGGACTTGTAGAAAGAGGACAAGATGCAATAGATGGTATTCTAGATGTATGTAAAGAGACAGAGAATCCTCGTGCATATGAAGTAGCAGGTCAGTTAATTAAAACTGTAGGTGAAACTGCAGAGAAGTTACTAGACGTTCAAACCAAATTGAAGAAGTTAGAAGATGAAAACGGAAGTGTTAAAACACAACATAATCATTTATATGTTGGTTCTACTTCAGAACTTCAAAAGTTCCTAAAGAAAGAAAGTAAAAAAGATGACGGTTAATAAGAATGAAGGTTATCTTGGAAATAATCTTATCAAAAGAGCAGGTATTGAAACTCAATACGCAAAAGAAGAATTAGATGAATATCTAAAATGTTCTAAAAACCCTTGTCATTTCATAGAAAACTATACACAAATTATTTCACTAGACGAAGGTATGGTTCCTTTCAAACTTCGTGGGTATCAAGATAAGTTAATTAACCACTACAACGACTCTCGTTTTAGTGTTGTCCTTGCAAGTAGACAGAGTGGTAAATCAATAACTTCTTGTGCATATCTATTATGGTTTCTATTATTTCACCCCGAAGTGACTGTTGCAATCCTTGCTAACAAAGGTGCAATTGCAAGAGAGATGATTGCTCGTCTTGTTACTATGTTGGAATCTGTTCCGTTCTTTTTACAGCCAGGAGTTAAGATTCTTAACAAAGGTTCTATAGAATTTGCAAATGATAGTAAAGTCGTTGCGGCCGCAACATCTTCAAGTTCAATTCGTGGTATGTCAATTAACTTGCTATACTTAGATGAGTTTGCATTCGTAGATGATGCAGAGACATTCTATACTGCAACATATCCCGTTGTTACCTCGGGTAAGGACTCTAAGGTTATTATTACCTCTACTGCAAATGGTGTTGGTAACATGTTCCATAAGATATATGAGAGTGCGATACATGACCAATCAGAATATAAATCATTCACCATCAACTGGTATGACGTGCCAGGCAGAGACGAAGCATGGAAGAAAGAGACCATTGCAAACACTTCTGAAGCACAGTTTGAACAGGAGTATGGTAACTCATTCTTAGGAACTGGGTCGACTCTTATTAACTCAAACACTTTACTAGGTTTAAAATCTATAGATTCGGATTGGGTTAAAGATGGAATAAGTCTATATAAGAGACCTATAGAAAATCATAACTATATATGTACAGTTGATGTATCACAAGGTAAAGGATTGGACTATTCTACCTTTACAATATTTGATGTATCAACCCAACCATTTGAACAAGTATTGGTTTATAGGAATAACACAACATCACCTATGTTGTTGGCAGACATAATTAATAAATATGTTAGACCATACAACGAAGCACTCGTAATTATAGAAAACAATGCTGAAGGTGGAATGGTTGCACAACAGTTGCACTATGATATAGAGTACCCTAGTGTCTTTACACAAGGACAAACTAAGGCAGAAGATATCGGTGTAACAATGAATAAAAGAATTAAGAGAATTGGTTGTTCTACTCTAAAAGAAATACTAGAAGAGAATCGACTAAATATAGTAGACAGAGCAACTATAACCGAACTAATGACCTTTGTTATCAAAGGTAACTCATATGAGGCTGATAGAGGTTATAATGATGATTTGGTTATGAACAATGTATTGTTTGCATGGTTTATAACAACTGAATACTTTAGTCACTTAACAGATACTAGAGTTAAAGACTTACTGTATTCGGAACAACAGAAAATGATAGAAGATGATATTCTACCAGCAGGTCATTTTGGTAGTGGTTCTTATGATGAACCCGAGACTTTTGTAGATTCTACAGGGGATAGATGGTTCAATATTTCTTAATTAATTTATTTGTTAGAGTTATTAAAGTTATAAATATATCAAGTAAAACAAACTTTTTACATTAACAGGAGAAAAGTATGGCATTTCAAGTATCACCAGGCGTACAGGTCAAAGAAGTCGACCTTACAAATGTTGTACCAGCAGTTTCAAGCACAACTGGTGCATTCGCTGGTTCATTTCAATGGGGCCCTGTTGATGAAGTAATAACAGTTTCAGATTCAAAAGGTTTTAATAGTGTGTTCGGTAATCCTGCAAATACAGAAGCAGGTTCAGAAGACTATTTTACTGCAGAATCTTTCTTAAAATATGGTTCTTCATTGAGAGTGGTAAGATTAAATTCAACAGGATTACTTTCTGCAAACGCATTAGGTGGGTCTAAACTACTAAAAAATAATGAACAATATATAGAAGATTATAGAGACGGTTCACAAGCATCAACGGTAGGAACATTTATATCAAAATATGCAGGAGCATTAGGTAATTCACTTTCAGTAGAAGTATGTGCTTCTTCAAATGCATATTACAATGATGCAGTAACCGCTGTTAACAGTGTTTCAGGAGATTCTGCAGTAGACCTTGCAGTAGGAACAACAACAGTTGAGGTAGACGGTAGTAATGTATTCCAAATTGGAGACATAGTACAGTTTGCAAACCACTCACAACAATATAAAGTATTAACAACACCGACTGCAGTAACATTAACAATTGAGACTATAGGAACACCAACAAAGACAGGTTTAACAGTTGCAGTCCCTGATGGAACTACTATCGATAGATATTGGAAATTCCACAACTTATTCGATAAGGCACCAGGCTCATCTGCAAACGCAATTAAAGTAGGTGCAGTAAATGACGAGTGTCATATTGTTGTTTTAGACGAAGAAGGTCTATTAACAGGAATTCCAGGCGAAGTATTAGAAACATACGGGTTCTTATCAATGGCATCAGATGCTAAAGATGAACAAGGTCGTTCTAACTACTACAGAGATGTACTCGCAAGAGGTTCAGACTATGTTTATTGGTCAGGTAACGCTACTACAACTCACACATCTGCAACAGAATCAAGAACACTTGCAACAGTTGCTGGTGGAACTGCATTCGGACAACCTTTATTACCATTACAAACAGGATTTAGTGGTGGAAGTGATGGAAGATTAGGTACTGCAGGACAAAAAACAGACGCTTACACAACACACTTCGGAGATGCAGAAACAATAGACATCTCTTTAGTCTTAGTTGGTTCAACAAGAACAGATAACGGTAGTGGAACAGAACAAGACACTATTGCAGACCATAACACAATTTTAAATCAATTAGTATTACTTTGTGAAGATAGAAAAGACTGTATGCTGGTTGCTTCTCCAAGAAGAAGTTCACTAGTTAATGTCGCATTAGAATCTACTCAAGTTGAAAATGTTAAGACTGATTTCACAAACGTGACATCTAGTTCTTACGCAGTATTAGACAGTGGTTGGGTATACCAATACGACAGATTTAACGACAGATACTGTTGGGTGCCAGGAAATGGACACACTGCAGGTATTATGGCAAGGTCAGACTTATTGAGTGATGCATGGTTCTCACCTGCTGGATTCTCAAGAGGTCAATACTTAGGTATTACTAAACTTGCATTTAATCCTAAGAAGTCTTCAAGAGACGACTTATATCGTGCAAGAATCAACCCAATAGTTACATTTGCAGGTCAAGGAACAGTATTGTTCGGAGATAAAACTGCATTAACAAGTCCTTCTGCATTCGATAGAGTCAATGTAAGAAGACTATTCATTGTCCTAGAAAAGGCAATTGCAACTGCCGCTAAAGCACAATTATTTGAATACAATGATGCATTCACTCGTGCTCAATTTAGAAGTGCAGTAGAACCTTTCCTAAGAGATGTTAAGAACAGAAGAGGTTTAGTAGACTTTTCAGTAGTTTGTGACGAAACAAACAATACTGATTCAGTGATTGATAGAAACGAATTTGTTTGTTCAATCTTTGTAAAACCTGCTAAATCAATCAACTTCATTACACTTAACTTCGTGGCTGCAAGGTCAGGGATTGAGTTTGAAGAAATTTATAGTGCAGTATAACAGGAGTATATAAATGGCAACAATAGACCAATTTAAAGCACAACTTGTAGGTGGAGGCCCTAGGGCAAACAGATACAGAGTCTTTATACCTAGAAGTGGAGAAAAGATAGAATTTTTATGTTCTGCTGCTCAGATTCCTGCTGCTAGTGTAAATGTTATTAGTGTACCATTCAGAGGACAAAATCTTAAACTCGCAGGAGATAGGACTTTTGAAGACTGGACAATCACATTAATAAATGATGTAGAATTTTCTTCTAGAACTGCTTTAGAGGCATGGCAAGAAGATATTGCTTCATTGACTACAACTGATGCATCAACAAACACGGATTATTTACTTTCTCGTGCATATGTTGAACAGTTACATAAAGACGACTCCGTCCTTGCTAGATATGAGTTCTTTAATATTTTCCCAAATGCAATAAACGCTATCTCTTTATCAAGTGATGAGGCTTCTGCATTGGAAACATTTGAAGTTACGTTCTCATACTCGCATTGGGATAGAGTTAAGTAAATAGTTGTGAATATCACCACATTTAGGTGGTATAAATATTAGTATGGAATTATTTGGGTACGAAATTACTCGTAAAAAAGACGAGTTAAGGAATACGGAGGCACCGAATGCTAAGTCATTCGTGCCACCAGTTGATGATGATGGAACACCCGTCATTGCTCAACAGGCAGGTTATGTCGCAGGAGGTGCTTATGGTGCCTATGTCGACATGGAAGGTGGTATCAAAAATGAGGCAGAACTCATTCGTAGATATCGTGAAACTTCTTTGGTGCCAGAGTGTGACTCTGCAATCGAAGACATAGTTAATGAGTGTATCACGTCTGATGTTTCAGATAAGATTGTGACACTCGACTTGAGAGACGTTAAACTCTCTGATAGTATCAAAGGAAAGATACAAGACGAGTTTAATCACATCTTAGGGATGATGAAGTTCAATCAGAACTCTCATGAAATATTCAGAAAGTGGTACGTTGATGGAAGAGTATATTTCCATAAAGTCGTTGACTCTAAAAGACCTAAATTAGGTATAGTAGACTTAAGGAACGTAGACCCATTAAAAATTAAAAAAGTTAGACATGTTGAAAAGGATAAAGACCCTAAGACAGGTATAGAACGAATCAAAAAGATGGAAGAGTTCTACATGTTTAATGACAGAGGATTCGATAAGTCTTCTGCAACAGAAGGAACAACAGTTAAAATTGCACCCGAGGCTGTATCATATACTACTTCAGGTCTACTTGATTACACAAAGAATGTTGTAATCGGGTATTTGCATAAGGCATTGAAGACTGCAAATCAGTTATCAATGATGGAAGATGCACTTGTTATATACCGTATATCAAGGGCTCCTGAAAGAAGAATTTTTTATATTGATGTAGGTAACTTACCTAAGGCAAAGGCAGAACAGTACCTTGCAGAGACAATGAACAAGTATAAGAATAAACTTGTTTACAATGCAGATACTGGTGAAATCAAAGATGATAGAAAACATATGAGTATGTTAGAAGATTTTTGGTTACCTAGAAGAGAGGGTGGTAGAGGAACAGAGATTAGTACATTGCCTGGTGGACAAAACCTTGCAGACATAGATGATATAGAATACTTCAAGAAGAAGTTATATCAATCTCTTAATGTACCTGCTTCTAGAATGGAGGCCGACAATGGATTTAACATGGGTCGTGCTTCAGAGATTAATAGAGATGAACTTAAGTTTAATAAGTTCACTAACAGACTTCAGAAGAAGTTTGCAAGGGTTTTCATTGATATCCTTAGAACACAATTAGTTCTAAAAGAGATAATCAATGCAGAAGAGTATGATAGCACAGTAAAAGAATTTGTTCAGTTTCAATTTGCA